TGACCGTTTGGGGTTTCAGACGACCGCTCTGACTTGCGCCGATGCGCAGGACTTGGCGGCGTGGGATGATGGAAAGCCTTTCGGCGCCACCCCTGCCGATGCCTATGCAAGCGGAATCGGTTTTATTCCTGAAAGCAGGCGCGAGGAAAGTCTCTTCCCTTTAATGTCCGTTAAATTTAATTTAACAATTAAAGCACTGAATCAATTTATTCGCGGGGTTAAGGTTAATTTTACCAAAGAGTACGATATTACCGAAAGATTTATTCAAGAGATGAAAATAAAAACGCCTTCACCCGATGCCTTTATACAGAATCTGTCGGGAGGCAATCAGCAAAAAGTAGTTATTTCAAGTTGGCTTGTTACAAATCCGGCTATTTTAATAATGGACGAACCCACACGAGGAATCGATGTCGGTGCCAAAGCCGAGATTTATGCGCTGATGAACACTTTAGCGATGAGGGGAATTGCGATAATCATGATTTCTTCGGACCTTCCTGAAGTAATCAATATGAGCGATAGGGTAATCGTTATGCGCGACGGACGGATTTCAAAGCTGCTTGAGCGCGAGCAAATTAGCCAGGAAGAAATAATGAAATATGCTGCAGGAGGTATAGAATAATATGGGCGAGACAAAGAAAAACACAAAGTTTACTTCTGTATTAAAGAATAATCCCTTGACATCAGTAGTCAAAGGAAACATAGGAATTATAGTGGTTCTGATAATCATGTGTGTGGTTGTTACATTGGCTACTGATAAATTCCTTACAACAAATAATATAATTTCTGTTCTCAGACAGATATCTATTAATACATATATAGCACTGGGAATGACCCTTGTTATTATACTGGGACACATAGATCTGTCGGTTGGATCAATAGTTGCTATGTCAGGAACCCTGACAGTTGGATTTATTGTTAATCAGGGACTTCCCCTTGTTGTTGCCATAGTGATAGGTCTTCTTGTTGGTACGGCAGCAGGCTTTATAAGTGGATTTATTGTAGCAAATTTCAAAGTGCCTGCATTCATTATTACAATGGCAATGATGAACATTGCAAGTGGTATTGCCTATGTGTATACAGGTGGACAATCAACAAGAATAACAAATAAACTTTTCATAGAAATAGGAACAGGTTATCTCTTCAATGTGATCCCTCTTCCCGTAGTTTATATGATAATACTGATTGCATTGTTTAGTTTCCTGCTCAGTAAGACTAAATTTGGGACATATGTATATGCAATAGGAGGAAATCGTGAAGCAGCAAGACTTTCAGGAGTTCCGATCAAGAAAGTAGAGATAGTTGTATTTACACTTTCAGGTCTTCTTTCAGCGTTTGCAGGTCTTGTACTTTGTTCAAGAATGTATTCAGGACAGCCTTCAGTTGGTATTGGATATGAGTTGGATGCTATCGCAGCATGTGTTCTTGGAGGAACATCCATGACAGGTGGTAAAGGAAGAATCAGTGGTACAGTATTTGGCGCCATGGTTATAGGAATCATATCAAATGGACTTAACCTCATCGGTGTATCTTCATACTGGCAGCTTATAATCAAGGGTCTTATCATAGCATGTGCTGTACTTCTCGATGGACAGAAGGGCAAGCTGGAGCTTCTTAAGAAGAAAAAGACAGCATAACAAATACAGAAAGGACGGATAATATGGAGATTTTTAGAAAAATGTCCTTCGCTGATTCAACAGGAGATGCCATTCCTTTCTATCACGAAGGTAAATATCATATATTTTCACTGACATCCCCTCCGGGAACTACAGTATATCCTGCAAGACTCAGGACAACATGGAGTCATAGCGTATCGGAGGATCTGGTTCACTGGGAAGAACTTCCAACTGCACTTTATCCTGGCGAGGGTGATGAGCCTGACGCTTCAGGAGTATGGACGGGTTCAGTTATATATGGAGAAGGTAAATACCATGCATTTTATACTGGTTACTGCCTTACAGCGGAGTATCAGCAGACTATATGTCATGCAACAAGTGATGATGGAATTACATGGGTAAAGGACTCTGCAAATCCAGTTATCACACCTATGATAGAGCTTTATGAGAAACTTGACTGGCGCGATCCATATGTATTTTACAACGAAGAGGATAAATGCTACTGGATACTGATTTCGGCAAGAAGACTTGATATGCCGGTAACGAGAAGAGGATGCATCGTGCTTTACAGGTCGAAGGATCTTGTAAATTGGGAATACTATGGTCCTATTTATTCGCCTGGACACACCAATTGTCCGGAATGCCCTGAGATGTACAAGATGGGCGATAACTGGTATCTTTCATACTCAAGATTTTCTGAGTATGTAAACACAATATACAGAGTTTCTAAATCTCCATTTGGTCCTTGGAGAAAGCTGAAAAAGGATGGTATAGGCGGAAGAAGATTTTATGCAGCGAAGTCCATGCAGGATGATAATGGAAGAAGATTTTATTTCGGATGGGCTCATGACAGAGCTGACAGAAGTGACAACGGAGAATGGTACTGGGGCGGAACGTTCTGTATACCTCATGAGGTGGTTGCCACAGATGATGGTGGTCTTGATGTAAAGCTTCCAAAGGAGTATGAAAATATTTTTGAGAAGCCTGTTATCTGGAACCTGGTTCCGGTTATGGGGGATGCCCATATGTATGGATCATCGCTTGTGGAGATGGATTCGATAGGTACATGTACATACGGATTCCTTGACCACAAAGAGGAAAGTTACATGCTGAAATGTAAGATTATGCCGAGAGAGGTTTATGACCATTTTGGTATACTCTTAAAATCTGACAGAGAGGCAAGCGGATGCCTGCTTCTGGAATTCGATGTTGCTATGCAGAGAGTTTCTCTTGTCAATTTGCCTATGGGTGTGGATCCGTTCTGGGTTCAGTCCTGTCAGGCAGTTCCACCTGCAACAGAGCCGGGACCTGATGGAGTCAGAGTGTGTGAAAAGACATTCTATATAATAGAAGGCAAAGAGATAGAAGTTTATTGGCTCGACAGCAACGAAGGCGACCTTATCAAAGCCATAGCCTACTGCGGAGGTCGCTATATATGCGAAGTGCAGCCAATGCCAAAATTCCAACGCGCACGTGCCGAGCAAACCGAAGCCGATATGGTAGCCAAAGCCCTACAAGATGCCTACACAATGACCATCGTACGCTTTGTGCAACACCATAGCAAGCAAATAACCGAAGTAGGCATCATCAACCGCGCACCAGCACGCCAACGCGCTTTCGTTATCCCAAGCCTCAAACGATACGAAGCCACCAACACCTCAGAAGTCGAAATACTCACCGATTACGACTCCTTAGACGAAGACGACAAACAAATATTGTATAACCCCAGTACCGGTACCGAGTACACCCAATCTTGGAGAAACAAATACGCTATATAATGAAAATAGAAGCCCAATTCAAACAAAAAGTACGCGAGGCTATCCTTGCCGACCGCGAAAACTACGGAGGCTCCGACACCGCCTATGCCAAACGTCTCAAACTAAGTGCAGCCATTTATTCACAAATCAAAAACGGCAAAATAGACAAAGTACTATCTGATACCCAATGGCTTGTAATTGCCCATCAGCTCGGTGTGCAAGTGAACGATAACGGCTGGAAGGGAGCCCGCACACAAGTCTACACCGAAATAGAAGACAACTTGCTGTACTGCAAAACTTATAGCAAATCAATGATACTGGTAGACGACTGCGGTATAGGCAAAACCTTCTGTGCACGCCACATCGTAAAACAGCAGAAAAACGCCTTCTATATCGACTGCTCACAAGCCAAAACCAAACAACAATTCATTCGCCTACTTGCCAAAACCATAGGTGTAGACGACACAGGGCGTTATGTCGATGTAAAAGCCGCTATCAAAATGTGCCTCCTCTACTTAGAGCAACCCTTAGTTGTATTAGACGAAGCCGGCGACCTCGATTACAACGCCTTCCTCGAACTCAAAGAACTATGGAACGCTACCCAAGGCGAATGCGCTTGGTATATGATGGGAGCCGACGGGCTACGCGCCAAGATAGAAAGCGGTATTGCCCACAAAAAAGTAGGATACGCCGAAATATTCGACCGCTTTTTCGACATCACCACTATTGTACCCCAAGGCACCGACGACCGCAAAGCCTTCTACATACAGCTTCTGGGCGATGTAGCCACCGTAAACGCTAAACAGCAAAGCGATGTAGATAAGTTAGTGCGCAAATGCCTCAACCCAAGCGGTAAGAAAGACGCCACCGCCTCCGATATGAAACGACTACGTTATTTAGAAAACCTTATAAAACTAAGTTAAAACAATGGCACGAATAAAAGCAATATACGGCAAACAACTACTCGAAAAAACCTATAAAACATTCCCTTTTGAGGGGCAGTGGGCACAAGCCCTGGGCAACCCCGAAGTAGCAGGCTTTTGGCTCATATATGGCAAAGAAAAACAAGGCAAAACGTGGTTCTCACTCAAACTCGCCGAGCACCTTAGCAACTACGAAACCACTATGTACATCAGTGCCGAGCAAGGCACCAGCCAAACATTCCAAGATGCCTACCGCCGAGCCCAGCTCAACCCCTCCAATCGTCGCCTCAAAATAGTACCCTATACCGAAATTACCGAGATAGAAAAAGCACTCGGCAAACAGCGAAGCCCCAAAGTAGTCATCATTGATAACACCACGGTATATAATGACGACCTCACCTCTCCCAAACTCCGCGAGTGGATGCGCAAATACAAAAACACTCTCTTTGTCATCATCTCACACGAAGAGAAAGGCGAACCCGACTTGGCTGTAGGTCGCCTCTGTAAGAAACTCGCCGAAATCGTTATCCGAGTCGAAGGACTCGCCTGCCACGTGTCGGGGCGTTGCCCTGGCGGTACCCTCGTTATCAACGAAGAGAAAGCACAACTCTATTACGACACCAATATCACCCCTAATACCTAATACAATGAGCACTCTAAAAACAATACCCCAGCAAATCACCTATCGCCACGCCCTCGCTCGCCAATTAGGGCTCACCTACCTGCAGTACGAAAACCTCCGCTATGAGTTCTACAACGAATGGTGCACCAACCTATGCAACACGGCCAGAGGGCTGCACTTAAAGACTCTCATCACGCACGACACCCTACTCAATTGGTATGACGATCAGTGGTACAGCGAAGTGGAGAAAACCATCGAACGCCTCTACGGCAACGACATCACCCTATTCAATGCCGACGACGTTCTCCTACTCATCACTATCTACGCTGAGAACATTTTGCAATATTACCCCAGTGTACTCCTAAAGAAAATAACCACCCGTGCGGCTCGCACCGAACACTAACCGAACACCAAGCGAAGACACCCCCACTAAAAAACCAAAAAACAATGAGAATAGAACCAAATGAAATCAGCGATTACGACTACATCAACCGCAAGCTCAGAGAGCACGCACAAGAGCTCCTCAAAACCGCCAAAAAACAAAAACGCCCCGTGCGATACCTCCCCCAAGGCATTAGTGGCGATAGCGTGCGATGGTGGGCAGACCTTAAAAAATATGGCAAACTAATAACAAAATAACAATGAAAAGTAGATTTTTAGAATACACCGAAGCCCTATCGCTCGACACTTTTTTACAAATACTCACCTTCGAGCAACGGCTACAGACCTGCCAATACCGCGCGGGGCACACCGATAAAGTACCCGCCTTAGTGCAGAAGCTACAAGACTGGTGCAAGCAGCACCACTGGCAACCCCCCGCCTTTCGCTACGAGCCAAACAGCTTAGAACTCCTATGGCAAGACAGCACCGCCCAATGGCTACCCTTAGCCGTACACCCCCTATACCAAGCCGAAGTAAATGGAAAATAACAAAGTAATCAATTAAAAATCATATAAAAATGGCAACAAGAACCAAAAAAATCGTACAAACAGGCGTTACCAAAGAACAAATGGAAACCTCATTTTCAGACTACGCCAAGGCAGAAGCCGAAATCGCCAAAATCAATGCTACTATTGATGTAGAAGTAACCAAAATACGCGACAAGTACGCCGACAAAATCGCTAATTTGCAGCAAATCAAAGATGACAACTTCGATGTACTGCAAGCCTACGCCCTCGAGAACCGCGACACCCTTTTCACCAAGAAAAAGTCTCTCGACAGCCTTCACGGCACCATCGGCTTCCGCACAGGCACGCCAAAGCTCAAAACTCTCAAAGGCTTCACTTGGGGAGCTGTTACTAACCTCCTAAAAGAGTTCCTACCTCAGTACGTACGCCTCACCGAAGAGCCCGCCAAAGACAAGCTCCTCGCCGACCGTGAAGATGAGCAAATAGCCACCCTCTTCCCCAAAGTAGGTATATCAGTCGTGCAAGACGAAACCTTCTTTGTCGAAGTCAAAAAAGAAGCCGAATAAACTTTTAGCCGTTTCGGCAGCTAAAAGATGCTCCTCCGCCCTTAGTTCGGTCGCTGGCACTAAGGGGACGCCCATAGGAGATCCACTAAGGCGAGGAGCTATTTTTAAACAACGTTTAAACACCATTTAAAATGAAAATCAGTATTAAGACAACTCTTATTATTGCTCTTTCTTGTATGATTTTAGGGTATTTATACTCTAATCTTAGCTACAAAACCAGATATATCAATCTAAAAATAGTAGAAAAAATAATTATAGGTAAAGATGTTCCACATTGCTATATTCTTTTTGAAGAAGAAGGAAAAATCAAACAGGTAAGAGTTTCATCAAAAGACTATATTTACTATCAAAAAGATAGTATTTACAAAAAAGAAATAAAAGAATTAGTTTGGAATTAAATTAGAAGTTAGCACGAACTTTAAGCTCGCACTTCTAACAACTAAAGAATAATAATCATTAAACATTAATAACAATGCCCACAATAAAACCCCATCAGATTCGTATTCTCCAAACCCTTTTAGGCAAACGCTTTAAGGACAGAGAAGCCCGCCTACACTTCGTATGTAGCTTTATAGGGCGAGAGCTTCCCAGCACCAAAAACCTAACAGAGGACGAGTTTTTCGCCCTCGCCCAGCACCTTGGTTACCATTTCGAGATGCACGCCTACTTTAATATCGAAAACAAGCAACACGCCAAGCTGTTAGCCTTATGCCACGAACTTGGCTGGCGCGACGAAGCCAACCCCAAGTATGCCGACATCAAACGCCTTGGCAAATGGTTTTGTAGTAGCAAAAACCCATTCAAAAAAAGCCTCCAAAATCTCACCCCCAGTGAAGTAGGTAAAGTGAACAACATTTTTGAAAAAATGAACGAGCAACGCTATGAAAGAAGTTAGAAAATTAGCCAATGAGAAAATTAGCAAATTAATAGCCTATGCGGCTCACACTTGTTCTCACAAGCATAAAGAGCTCCGCACCCTTGCCCACTACGTTACAGTAGAAGTAAATGCCTTATTCTGCAAAGACTGTGGCAAGCAATTAACAAAAGAAGAGTGGAATGTATAACCTTTTAAACACAAAATACAATGGAAAACAAAAAGGTAACAATTGACGAGTTAGGTATAACAGTAACATACCAAGTTAGATTTAGCGGTGAAGTTCCTAAAAAAGTAGCTCAGCAACTAAAAGCTATGTACAAAGAAGGAATGGTATATAGTGAGGACAACGACCCTCTAACCAATCACCCCTACAAAGAAGCTATAGAACTCGTTGCCGATGTAGGCGATGATGGAGCACCATCCCACTACACCTACGAAATCGACAGCTTAGAATTTTCAGAAGAAGCTGAAGGATAACCTTTAAAACAATTACAATATGAACGACAAAATAAAAGAAAAAATCACAAAAGTCTACGAACTTGTAAAACGAGGAATAGCAGGAGAACAGCAATCAGCCGAGAAAATGCTAAACAAGTTGCTTGAGAAGTACAACATTTCAGAAGACGAGCTTAATAGTATCACAGAAAAAGAGTATTACTTTAAGTACTCCTCTGATTTAGACCAATGGCTATTTATGCAACTCATTAACTACTTCTTTAAGGATAAAAGCTACAAAATTTACCGCATTAAAGGTAGTGGCGTAAAAGAATTTTCAATACAGATGCCCTACTTAGATTGGGTAACATTAGATAGTGCCTACGGCTATTTCAAAGCACATCTAAACCAACAATGGCGCAAACACGGCTTGCCAATAGTCAATCGTTGCCGAACTACCAAAACTAAAAACAAACGCCGTCAGGAAATGCAAGCAAGTTTTTTTTCGTTATACATAATTCGTTCAGGTATTTATCACCCATCACAAAAGAGCTCTTGTCGCCTTAGTGAGGAAGAAATAAAAAGACGAACTATCCTTCACGGAGTTGAAGGCGGTAAATACAACCAACAAGTAACCACAGGTCTATATTTAGAATAACCTTTTAAACACTATTAAAAATGAATAAAGAAAATTACCCCACTTGGCTTGTGTCTCCCGACATTGCCAAAGAGTTCAAAAAAATAGGGTTTGACACCCCCTGCTATTGCTATATAGCTCTTGCTATCAGCGGCAAAGGTTACCAATGTTTAGAAATAGGTGATAGGATACACAACGAAGTCTATAATAGTATTGAATTAAGAGATATAAAACGTATCAATTACAACAAACAGAAAGGTTGTATCTCCCTTCCCTCTTGGACTGAAGCCCTTGCTTGGTTTCGCGCTCGTGGCTACTATGGCAACCTCGAAGCCACCAAAGACGGTACTACTGCCTACATCTTTACCCCAGAGGAAGACTATGGAAGCTGTTGGAAGTTTGAATATAGCAACCATTATGAAAAAGCCCGCGAAACCCTTTTACTTAAACTAATAGACCTCTATAAAACAGCAAACCAATGAAAACAGAACAATACCCCACTTGGCTTGTGCCTCCCGACATTGCTAAAGAACTTAAAGGAATAGGATTTAACAAGGCTTGCGTATATTACACCAATGAACAACTAATGGTAAATAGTAAGCCTTATACCTATGATAGCATTAGAACTCATATTTACATACGTAATGGAGTACTCATTACTGATATAGGCAATCACAACATATTCAAAAATCGTATTTCCGTACCAGTGTGGGATGATGTCTTTGATTGGTTTAGAGAAAAAGGTTATATTTTATCTATTTCAGAATATCTAACAGAAACTGTAAGCTATTTCTATCATAATGAACTCTTTTTAAATAGTATTCGTGTTGTAGGTAAAACCTATAGCCAAACTCGCAAAGACTTAGCACTAAAAATAATAGAGAATTGCAAACATTATAAGATATGAAAATCTCCCTTACCTTATCACGAGACCAAGCCGAAGTCCTTGCCCGCGCCACCTTCATAGGGCAACCCCTATTCAACAACCGTGAGCAACGTGTACTTTACAGCATAATGCGAGAAGTAACTATCAAAGCGACTCGCTTTTATATGGGCTTCACCACACAAAAACAACGCAGGTTTTGGCTCAAACTCTACGAAGCAGATATGTTAGAAAAGTTCTTAGGGTACATCCTTACAATGGAACACTACGGACAATACGAACGCCAAACCCTTCTGCAAATCACCTATGATATTAACGAACAATTAGCCTAATGGAAACAACCTATATTTTTAAATCGAAAAACACCAGTATTGAGTATTTGTTTAAATATGATTTAGAGGGAAACCTAACTACTTTACAGAGTACAGGGGAACCCCCAACAAACGAACAGTGGCATTGGCTTGTGCGCTACTTTCCCTATAATGAAGAGCGTATTGCTATATTAGCAAGCGATACAAACCTCCGAAAGTACTTCAGCATTGAGAAGACGCCTGCCTCAGTAACTTTTGAAGACTTTTGGAACGAATACGGTAAAATCGGCACTAAGGCAGTTGCCAAAAAGAAGTTCGACAAGCTCAAGCCCGAAGAGGTTATCAAAGCCTTCATGTGGATTGACAAAGAAAAGTCTAAAAAGAAACTTGACAACACCGCAATGCCCTACGCCGAAACCTACCTAAACCAAAAACGATGGGAGTAATAGTATAAAAAAGTCCGCTTGCATATAAGCGGACTTTTTTATACTTTTGCACCATAATATTCTATTCTCTTCGTGGCTATGCAACTTATAAGTCAAAAACAGCGCAAACAACGCCTACAGAGGCGTAATGAAAAGATACGTGAGCTCTTTGGTGAGCTTACTAACAAGTACCCTCAATGGCGTATAGATGCCGTAATTGAGGAGGTAGCAGGTAGGGTATTTTTATCCCCTCGTACTGTAGAAGCTATCATTTCTTATGAGGGTGTATATGCAGAAAGTTGAAAATAGTTTTGGTAGTTTAAAAAATAGTTGTACTTTTGCAGTACA